CCTACTAACTGCTGGCATAATGTATCTCATACTTAGAGGTTGACGATAACGCCTGAACCTAAGAGGCCGTCAATGATTCAGCGTGCTATCATGCGCTTAGCGAAGAGCACGGGCACGGACAGTTACATGCAAGCCATGCCCCCGCAGCGTACGCAGGCAAGCGGCTACAGTGGCTTCGCAGTCTTCGGCGACCAAATCCGCAAAGACGACCTAGTATTCGGCGCTAAGCGCGAGCCCGCAGCGCACAGAATCACCTTCGACGTTGCACACGACGTGTTTGACAAGTGGTTCCGAGTTGAAAACTTAGAGGACAAGAACGACTCAACCTTAGATGATGACGTTCAGAAAGTACTTCACTCACTTAACGCCAAGGACATCTTAACAATCGTTGTTTGCATGGAACGCATCTTCGGCTGGGCCGTTTTAGCATATCAGTTTGCAGACGGCGCCACAGGCCTTGAGCAGCCAGCAACAGACATATCGGGGATTGATAGGCTCCAGGCCTACTACGACCTGAACGTGAGTCAGGTCCTCGAAGACAAGGACATGCAAAGCGAAAACTTTGGGCTCCCCGAGTATATCAAGGTCAACCTTTCAGTTGGCGGCCAACAACTCATTCATCATTCACGTTTCTACTGGCTGGCAACAAGGCCGTTCGACCATCAGTACCTTGGTCAGAGCGCGTTAGAGCCTGTGATGGATGACCTCACGGTTCTTAGAAATATCCGCTGGGGCCTCGGAATGACTATGATCCGCTACGGTAGCGGCTTTCCAGTCGTAACTCTAAACGGTGCAACAACAACGGACATAGACAACTTCATCGCTTCAGGCCAATTTGACAACTTGAGTGCAATGAAGTTTTTCGTGAAGAATCAGGATCAGACGCTTGAATTCATGGGCATGGGCCCGTCCGCGCTGGACCCAATGAAATATGTTGAACCAGTCTTGGAGAGTATAAGCTTAGGCTCAGGCATCCCAGTTGCAATTCTCAAGGGGGCCCAGGCAGGAGCTCTAACAGGCTCAGAAGTGAACGAACGCGAATACTTCAGGCTAGTAAGCGATGTTCAGGGCCGCGTGGAGCCGATGGTCCGCGACCTCATCAACAAAATCCTAGGCATAATCTACACTGACGCTAAGATTCCTAACTATCGCGTCTCCTGGAACGGCCTTGCACAGCAAAGCGAAGAAGACAAACTCAGGTGCACGCTGCAGAAGGAGCGGATTAACCAGTTGCGCACAAACTACATGACCATAAACGAGATCAGGGCAATAGAACTCGGAGACGAAAAGAACGTGCCTGGAGGCGATGTTATTCTTTCGCTATTCAAGGGCCAGGTGATAGGCGCCGGATCTGGCGCGGGAACGGCAGCAGGCCCAACTGCGGGGTTGGATGAGGATTCAGTGACAAACCTTCAGAAGCAACTAAGCATCCGGCTTAACGGCCTCGTAGCAGCTGCAAAAGAAGCCAAAATGACGCGGGACGAGGCCTTGCTCGCAGCGGAGATCACGATTGAAGAGCACATTAACAGCATGAAGAAAATCGCAAAGCTGAATCTTGAACAGAAACTTAACAGGCCCATAACAGAGTTAAGCCCTGAGAGTCAACGTTTCTTCGCGTCGATGAAAGCGGGCCTCCTGGACGATTTCAAACGCATCCTGAATGATGCTTTACAATAGGTACGGGACCTGAACCTATAATGAGTGAGAAACCATGCCCTTCCAGTCGAGAACGCAGAGATAGTGTTCACCTGCGCAACTGCGAAGATGGCAGAATCTGCAGTGAAGGCCAATGGCGTTACGGGTGGCAAAGCTGCCTAGTACGCGACAAACTGTTGAAGAAGAGAAGGAAGTGAGGGACGTTGAACCTATTCCGGCGATTAAAGCGCCTTTTCAGGCGGAAGAAAGTCGCCGCGTCGCCTGACAAAGAGGACTTCGTGCGGAAAGGAATGGTGACCGGCGCGAGTGTCTACGAGGTTCGCAAAGAGATCGAGACACGCGTCAGGGAAGACATGGAGGCGTGGAGGCGGCTGCATGTCCTCTCAATTGCTAGAAAGAATGAGGAACGGCAAAAGGCGACCCTGGGGTACGGACTGAAGAGCAGGAATTTCAGGCCGCGCCCGGCTGCTGAGAAACGGCTTTGGAATATGCAGAAGAAACCCGTTGAGGACTAACAGATGAGCGAGGCTTTTTGGAAGTCTGACGCTGGCATTTCAGCAAGGATTGAAATCCTCGCTGAACAGGTCATCTGGAAAACGTTTAACAACGCGCTGAAGGCCTATGCCGGTGAGTCAGGCGTCAGACAGTTTGAGTGGGTAACGTCGATCGACATTCGAACCTGTAATTATTGCGACGCTCAAAGCGGAAGGCGATATCGCATCGGCCAGTTCATGCCTGAGATCCCAGCGCATCCGGATTGCCGGTGTCACTGGGACGTAGTTATTCAGGGTTAAGGCGTTATCAGGCCTTGTAATCAGGCCTATCACGGTGATTGATATGACGTCGAAAATTGGAACGAGCCAAATTGAATTAGACTCGACGAAAGTGATTTTGGAAGACGAGAAGGAAATAGTGATTCCAGCGCTCCTAGCCAGAGAAGCAGTGCTACCATACGCGCAGGGTAAAGCCTTCAGGCCACGCGAAGAACTCAAAAGCAGCCTCTTCACTTTCGAAGGCGCCTGGTGCGTGAGCAAACGCCACCCTGAACATATGCTTGTAACTAAACCTTATGAGATCAGCGGAAAAGTAAGCGACGTACAATGGGACGAAGCTAGGGCCCTGGTCAAAGGGAACGTGCACCTGCTCAAGAGCAAGAATGATCCTGCATTCATCCAGGACGTCAAGGATGGAAGACTCAAGGACGTGAGCATAGGCTTTATCTACGAAGAGGATTGGACGCCTGGCAAGTATCAAGGTCAGCCTTACGACTTTGTGCAGCGGAACCTCCTAATCAACCATGTTGCCGTCGGCGTGCCCAGGGGCCGAATGACAAGCCCGCAAGTCGGCTTAGGCCTTGATTCAGCACTAAGTCAAATGCTTGAAGGCGTATGCGCTGCAGCGGATCCTTGGGAAGAAAACGAGAATACTATTAGAAGCGGACACGGGCCCGCAGCTGCCGCTGAAACGTGCAGGACTAAAGTCTTGAGCGAAGCACAGGGCATCAGCCTCGTCGTATGCAAGAACAAGGACACGGGCGACTGGTACGATCAAAGTTTCCTCTTCAGCAAGGCTAAGGGTTGGACGATGGAGAAGGCTAAGGCCTGGTTCAGCACTCACCAGGGCAATGATGCTTCAGAATGGTACATAAAGGCTGAAGTTGACGAGTTCGCAAGAACGATTGTATCTACCCCGTCAAGTGCAGGAGACAGCGCGCCCGGGAGTAGCGGATCGGCCCAAGTAGCAGAGCCTAAACAAGCAGTTCCGCCCGTAGCAGCTCCAGCAGTCGCAGATAAGGCTAAAAAAGAGATCCTTTCAACGCCTGATCTGATCGCTAAGAACAAGCGGATCCGCGAACTCGCTGGAACAGTACTCTAGCTAGAACACAATACTAGAACAAAGTTCTATTTCTGTTTTAATCGGTTTTTCTGGACGTTTACAGTCGCTACGCCGTCGAAAGATGGCGATATGCAGTCTTCGGATTTGCGGCAGATGAAGCAGGCTGCAAACAAAACAAACAAGAAAAAATAGGAAGTTAGGAAAAACATGCCTGAACAAAAACCAGAGACAAGTGGGACGAAGAACGAGACTGTGAAGATTGCAGTTGACGAAATCACCAAGGAAAACGTGATGCTCAAAGACCTAGTTGCAAAGCTGACAGCTGAACGTGATGAGCTCAAGGTAAACTTGGACGAAACAACGGCGCTTATCGAATCGCAGGTGAGGGCAAAGCTAAGCGGTGAACTGCAGCACATCAGCAGGTTCAGCGTTGAAGACATCGAACACATGAAGACTGAAGAATTGCAAATGATGGTTAACACGCTGGAACACTCAGCAACCATCAAGAAGCCACTGATCCCCGGAAGGCCTGAAACAGACGCGCAGGACCCACGCTTAACTGTTGGAAACCTTTTCGCGCAACCCCTCAGGACTAAGCCGGAGGCAAGCTAGACATGCCCCAATACTTAGTTATCCCAACAAACAGCGTTCTGGCTGAAGGCAATCCACATATAGTTGAGATGGAAGTCGGCGCAGCCGCTACTGCTGCAAAAATGCTCGCGGGAAGATGTGTCATATACGATGCTATTGACGGCAACGTGAAGGAAGCTGGTGCTGACTCCGCGGCTTTTATCGGCGTACTCATGGAGCAACCTGACGAGTTAGAAGAAACCGCATACGCCGTTGGCGATCAATGCAAGGTCATAATCGGCGGGCCCTGTATCGTGAAATGCCTATTCGCCAGCGCTGCTACAGGATGCACTCCAGGCGACCAGATCGGATGCGCCGCAGACGGAAAAGTCAAAGCGTACAACACTGGCTCAGTAATGGGCAAGGCAATGACGACTGTAGCCTCAGGCGGGCCCGACGCTGAAGTGCTCGTGGCGCTAACCTAGGAGACCTGGCAATGACAAACTTTGGACATTTCCCAAGACTAAGCAAGGTTGGCGTTGAAACAGGCCAGCTCACAGACGAGGAAATCCGCTACATCGACACCGCCGTCATCGAAACGGTGAAGCCGACGCTGATCGGCCGAAGGCTCTTCGGCATAGAACGCTTGCCTGACGCTGGATATCGTACTTGGCGAAAATACGCCGAGTCCGATATGGGCGCGGCAACAATCGACATGGAAGGCATAACAAACGTTCTGGACCACGTTGAATACACGAACAAGGACGTTTCGGTCCCAGTG